CCAATTTTTATATACACCTTTAGGTGCTATAATTAAGGCACCATTAATTTTTCCATTGTCATATAACATAGCAATGTTATCAATTAATACTTTAGATTTACCTGTACCCATTTCCATAAAATAGGCATATACTTCTTTTTTCCACGACAATTCTAATGCTTTTAATTGATGTGCAAATGGCTTTGTTTTAAACTTATAATTAATCATTTTTATTTTCTTCTTTCTATTGACAAGTATATAATAAAGTTTATATGTGTGTCAAGAAAGTTATGACAGAAAATTTAGTATATATTTTACAAGACGTACCAGGCACAAGAGATGGTCGTCCTAAAATAAATATTATAGGTGCTTCTGAATTTGGGAGGTTAAAAGTTTTATTACCCGAGACATCTCAAATTATTTTATCACCAGGTCCGTTAGTTTTTAAATTAAGAAAATTATTAAAAGACTATCAACCAGATGATTATTTATTATTGACTGGAGATCCAGCAATCATAGGAGTTGCATGTTCTGTTGTATCAGATATAACAAATGGAAAGTACAAACTTTTGAAGTGGGATAAACAAGAAAGAAGATACTATCCAATACAGATAAACTTATACGAGAAAGGTAATATAGATGAGCAAGATAAACTTTGAGGAAGACCAAACTAAATCCATATCGTTAGCCAATGATGCTAAAGAATTATCGGATCAAGTTTTAAAACTAAAAAACTTAGAAGATCAAATAACTTCTACGGAAGACAATTTAAAAAATTTAAAAAAACAAGCTGATTTAATTTCTGGAGAAGTCATTCCTACGATGATGCAAGAAATGAATATCAGTACAATGAAATTATTAGATGGGGAAGCTATAGAAGTTAAACCCGTCTATGGTGCTTCTATTTCTGCAGCAAAGAAAGAAGAAGCATTTAACTGGCTTCGAAATAACGGCCTAGGTGATATCATTAAAAACGAAATCACCGTTTCTTTTGGTCGCAACGAAGATAACAAGGCGAGCAGTTATGCAGACCTTGCAGCAGAGCGTGGATATCAACCAATCCAGAAATTAAAGGTTGAGCCTATGACTCTCAAAGCATTAGTCCGTGAGCGTATCGAGTCTGGACAAGATATGCCCACGGAACTATTTAACGTGTTCGCAGGAAACCGAACCAAAATAACAAGGAAACAATAAACATGAACGAAGAAGTAGTAAAAAAAGAAGAAGCAGGTGCTTTGTCTACAAATATATTTGAGGCAGACGCAGGCAAAGGTCTAGGAGAATTAGGACAAGATGATTTAGCATTACCTTTCTTAAAAATCTTAGGACAACTATCTCCTGAAGTAAATAAAAGAGATGGTAAATATGTTGAAGGTGCAGAACCTGGCATGATTTACAACTCCGTTACTTCAGAATTATTTGATGGTACAAAAGGATTAAATGTAATGCCATGTCATTATAAATTGGAATACATTGAATGGAGAGACAGAGGCGAAGGTCCTGGTGCTCCTGTTCAAATACATCCTTCATCAAGTGATGTATTATCACAAACAACCAGAGGAGCAGATTATAAAGATAGATTACAAAATGGTAATTACATTGAAAAGACTGCAAGTCATTTTGTGATAACGTTAGGAGATACACCCTCCACCGCTCTTATATCCATGAAATCTACTCAACTAAAAATTAGTAGAAAATGGAATACGATGATGGCTCAAATCCAACTAAAAGGTAAAAACGGATTATATAATCCAGCATCTTTTAGCCACATTTATAATCTAAAGACTGTACAGCAGTCTAATGATAAAGGAACGTGGTTTGGTTGGGAAGTTAGTAAAGTTGGTCCTGTACAGGATGCAACTTCATATCAGAAAGCTAAAAGTTTTTCCGAAAGTGTTTCTAGTGGAGACGTTAAGGTTAAGCATGGTGAAACTTCTGATAAGCCAGAGAACAGCATCCTTTAAAACAAATAATATTGTGGGTGGTGAAAATCACCCACACAGAAAGATAGTATGGAGAGTAAATTTATAGAGATATTTACAGGCCTAGAGCGTAACTATGGATACTGTAATATAAAAAATGGTTTTAAAGATAAAGATACTGGTAAAATAAAATTTAAACCAGGAGATTATGGTTGGTCTCAAAACCCTATTACCAGTCAAGATTATAGAGATCATTTAGAAGGTAAAAAATCTATTGGTATTCAACCTTGTAATGATGAAGGCATGGTTAAATTTGCTGCTATTGATATAGACCCAGAAAAATATGAAGATTTTAATATTAAAAAATATTTAGATATTATTGTTGAAAATAAAATTCCAATCATACCTGTAAAATCAAAAAGCAATGGTTTGCATTTGTATGTATTTTTAAAAGAAAAAGTTAAAGCAAGTTCCGTTAGAAATTTCTTAGATAAATTATTATTTGTTTTTAAATTAGAATCAACTACAGAAATATTTCCTAAACAAACTGAGTTAGGTACATCAGAAGATGGAAAACCAACTAACGGTAATTTTATTAACTTGCCTTACTACAATAAAACAGAAAGAGTTGCTATTAATCCACATGACGGAAACGAATTTACATTTGAAGAATTTTTAAAAGTAGTAGAGGTTAATAAAAAAACAGAAAAAGATCTAGAAGATTTTGCAAACTCATTAGTTAAAGAAGAGTTAATTGGAGGGGCAGAAGAGTTTATAGATGGTCCACCTTGTTTGCAAGCTATGAGTAAAAATAAATTTGATGACGGCAGGGATCGTTTTCTATATAATTATATGGTTTTTGCGAAAAAAAAATACAAAGATGACTGGCACAAGAAAGTAAAAGAAGCAGCTAGAAATTATTTTATCTATGATGACACTTGGGATGACAAGGCAGTAGAAGCAAAAATAAGAGCTTGGAGTAAAGATACCAAAGGACATACCTGCAATGAAGATCCTATTCGTAGTAGATGTATTAAATCTGTTTGTGTAAAAAGATTATATGGTATTGCATCGGATACAAAATTAAAGTGGCCTATGTTAAGTAATCTTACTAAGATAAATTATAAACCAAATCCAGAATGGTATTTTACAGTGGAACAACCTGGTGGAGAATCGGTTGAAGTTCATGCAAATAATATTACTAAGTTAAGAGATCAAAGAGAGTTAAAAGGTATTATGATGGAGCAAGCACATATTGTTGTTCCTATTATTAAAGGTAGTGATTTTCATGAGATACAATCAGCTTTGTTTAAAACAGTAACAGAACATAAACCACCTTCTGGTACTAGTCCTGAAGAGCAGCTACATAAATATATAACAGATTATTTATACAATGGTACCTCTGCAACAAGCCATGCTTCTTTTCAAAGTGGTGCAGTATTAATAGAAGAAGAATATGCTTATTTTACTTCAGATTTTTTCTTTAGACTTTTGAAAAATAAAGAATGGAAGATGAAAGAAGACAGAACTGGTAGATTAATGCAGAAAAAATTTAAAGCAGAGTTTGGAAAAAATAAAAGATATCCTAAAAAAGATACAGAAAAAAAATCTAACCCACCTATTCGTTGTGTTAAAATTCCAATAGAGCATTTTCATAAAGAAGAATCTCCTGAAGAAATAATACCAATGCAGGATAGAGAAAACATACTATGATTTATAAAGTTTATGGTCCTCCAGGCACTGGTAAGACTACCAAGTTATTAAATTTTGTAAAATTTTATACCGATGAAGGTATATCACTACATAAAATAGGTTACTTTGCATTTACCAAGAAGGCAGCAAAAGAAGCTCAAGAAAGAATGAATATGCCTAAGAGTAAATTAAAATACTTTCAAACTCTTCATTCATTTGCTTTTCATTCATTGGGTCTAAAGGAAGAGAATGTAATGCAACCTTATCATTACGAAGATTTAGGTAAGATATTAAACATAAGAGTTAGCTATCAAGATAAACTTAATCAAGAACAATTTCATTATTTAACTTGTGACAACCCTTATTTTAGTTTGATTGGTAAAGCAAAGAATAAAGACATAAGTATTGAAGAAGAATGGCAAACAGGAGATTATCTTAATGAAGATATGAGTTGGGATTGTTTGAATCACATTGCAATTAATTTGAAAGAATACAAAAAGAAAAATAATCTAATTGATTTTAATGATATGATTCATCAGTTTGTAGAAAAACCAGAAGTATGTCCTGAGTTTGAGGCTGTGTTTATTGATGAAGCACAAGATTTATCTCCACTACAATGGAAACTATATGATTTATTAAAAACAAAATCAAAATATGTTTACCTAGCAGGTGATGATGACCAAGCTATTTATCAATGGGCTGGTGCAGATGTAGACAGGTTTATAAATGAAAGAGGTAAAGAAATATTTTTAACACAATCTCATCGTATACCAAAAAAAGTACAAGAGATATCTAAAACTATTATTAATCGTATACAAGGTTTGAGAGTTTATAAAAGATATGAACCAAGAGAAGAAGAAGGAGAACTTAATACTATATCAGATATAAATCAAATGGATCTTACAAAAAATAAATGGTTGATCTTATCTAGAACGACTTCTCGGTTGAGAGATGTTATTAAAAATTTAGAATCTAGTGGTATTTATTATCAAACAAAAAAAGGTAAAAGTTATAGTGTTAAACTATACAAAGCAATTATCAACTACACTCGTTGGTCTAAGGGAGAAGAACTTACAGAAAATGAAATGAAAGATGTTAAAGAATATACAGGTGAAAGCATGAATCAATCTTTAACTTGGTTTGAGGCTTTTGAAAAAGCACCTAGAGAACAGGTAAATTATATTCGTTTAATGTTATCCAACAAAGAAAATTTAAAAGAACCTGCAAGAATATATTTATCTACCATACATGCAGCAAAGGGTGGAGAAGAAGAAAATGTTATTTTAATACTAGATAACGCAAAAAAAATTAGACAATCAATCGAAAACAATACTAAAAAAAGAGATGAAGAGCACAGAGTTTGGTATGTGGGAGCAACTCGTGCTAAAAATAATTTATATTTAATGAGAGCAAAAATAGAAAGGTATGGTTATCAGTTATGACACACAAAGATTTATTTAAAAGTATGACGTGGGGTAAACAAATTGGAGGTAATCATTATAAAAATTTTAAAATTCAACCCTCTCAGTTTATAGGTGAGAACGAATTGCTTTTTGCCGAGGGCAATGTTATTAAGTATGTTTGTAGACATAGACAGAAAAATAAAAGAGAAGATTTAGAGAAAGCAAAACAGTATATAGATATGATTATTGCGAGGGATTACGAATGATTATGCCTAAATTTATTGCTGCTACTGAATGGATAGAGCCAGAAGAATATCCAGATTTAAGGCAGTACGATGAGATTGCTGTTGACTTAGAAACTAGAGACCCAGATTTAAAATCAAAAGGCAGTGGATCTGTTATTGGTAACGGAGAAGTAGTAGGTATTGCTGTTGCAGTTCCAGGTAGAAAATTTTATTTTCCAATCGCACATGGTGAAGGTCCCAACATGGATCGTAAAAAAACTTTAGAATGGTTTAAAGATACTATGGCATGTGATGCTATAAAAATATTTCACAATGCAATGTATGATGTATGTTGGATACGTAAATTAGGTATAAAAATCAACGGTTTAATTGTAGATACTATGATTGCAGCATCTCTCGTAGACGAAAATAGATTTCAATATAGTTTAAATGCTTTGGGTTGGGACTATTTAGGTCACGGTAAATCTGAAGTTGCATTAGTTCAAGCCGCTAAGTCTAGAGGACTCGATCCTAAAGCAGATATGTGGCAACTACCTGCGATGGAAGTTGGAGCCTACGCAGAGAAAGATGCAGAACTTACTTTAGAACTTTGGCAAATGATGAAAAAAGAAATTATTCATCAGGACATAGAATCTATTTTTAATTTAGAAACAGATTTATTTCCTTGTCTAGTAGATATGAAATTTAAAGGAGTTAGAGTCGATGTTCAACGCGCTCATATATTAAAGAAACAGTTAGCATCGCAAGAAGAAAACTTACTCCTAGAAGTAAAAAAAGAAACAGGAATAGAAACTCAAATATGGGCAGCCCGTAGTATTGCCAAAGTTTTTGATAAACTAAGTTTACCTTACGAAAGAACTGAAAAATCACAAGCCCCTTCTTTTACAAAAAATTTTCTTCAAGAACATAAACATCCGTTAGTAAATAAGATAGCAAAAGCTAGAGAGATAAACAAGGCTCACACTACCTTTATTGATACAATCATTAGATACGAGCACAAAGGTAGAATCCATGCAGACATAAATCAAATAAGATCAGACCAAGGAGGCACCGTTACGGGAAGATTTTCATACAGTAACCCTAACCTTCAACAACTACCGGCAAGAAACAAGGATCTAGGACCTATGATACGTTCTCTGTTCTTACCTGATGAAGGTTGTACGTGGGGTTGTTTTGATTACTCTCAACAAGAACCAAGACTCGTAGTGCACTATGCTTCGTTATATAAGTTTCCATCGGTATACGATGTTGTGGATGCATATAATAATGATTCAACAACAGACTTTCATCAAATCGTTGCAGACATGGCACAGATACCAAGATCACAAGCCAAGGTAATTAACCTTGGATTATTTTA